CAGCCGAGACGACCGGAATGTCGAAACCTTCGCTGATAATCTCGCAACTCGTCAGGATTTGAATCGCGCCATCAGCAAGGCCGCGAACGCGTTTCCGGCGTTCGATTCGATCAAGCGTGCCGTCAAGAGTCGTGGCCCGATAGCCAGCCGCGTTGAATGCCTGCGCGACGTGCTCAGCATGAGCGATTGACGCGCAAAACGCTACCGCAGGAGCGCCGTCGCAGATGCGCCGGTAATGACTCACGGCGTCGCCGGTGATGCTTGGCTTGTCCATCTCTTTGGCTACCTCATCGCGGGCATAATCGCCACCACGCACGTGCAGCCCATCAAGGTTGAGCTGGTTCGGTGGAGCGTAATATTTCGGCTGAGTCAGGAAACCCTGCTCAATCAACCACGCCACTTCCGGCCCGCGAATGAGACAGTCAAAGGCATCACTCAGCCCTTTACCGTCCAGCCGTTCAGGGGTCGCAGTAAAACCGAGACGCACGGCCTTCGGAAACGCGGCGAGGATCTTGCCCCAGGTGCCAGCGGCAGCGTGATGACACTCGTCCACAATGATGAGGTCAGGCGGTATCAATCCACCAGTGCGACGCACCACAGTCTGAACGCTCACGACTTGAACATGCGGCAGCGGATCGACAGGCCAGCCAGCAGCAATGATGCCGTGATGGATGCCAATCTCGCGCATGGTGCGGCTGGTTTGCTCGACGAGCTCGGCGCGGTGCACGAGAATCCAGACGCGTTTGTTTTTGCGGCCTGCGCCGTCTGCGATGTGGGAAAACATCACAGTTTTGCCGGAGCCGGTCGGCGATACGATGAGAGGTGCGCGTAGTCCTTCGCCGAGGCGTTGCCGAACTTCGCCAATGATTTCGGTTTGATAGGGTCGGAGAATCATGGTGTGATGGTGGTGATGATGTGCTCGTCGTGCGTTCGAGCCGGTCGATGAAATCAAGCGGCGACTTTCTCGCGGCTTTCCAGCTCGCGGGTGATCTTCATCAAGCTGGCGACGGTCGGCGATGTCTTGGCCTGCTTCCAGCGCCACCAGGTACTCCAATCAATGCCAACGGCATCAAGTAGGTCTTTGACCGGCGTGTTAATCGCGGCGGTGCGCCGTTCGATGTCGGCGAGGATGGATTCAGTAAGGCTCATACGGTGGAGAATGTCGGCGTGCATTGCAGAGTTGCAATTTTTTTTCACTTGTAAGAGATATTTCTTAACCGATTGTCTTGCCGGTTAGATGTGCCTCGTGATGGTGGCCGTTTGATGGTAAGCGGGCTGATTCTTTTGGGAGTCAGCCCGCTTTGTTTTTCAGTTCTGCGAGTTCTTCAGCCATGGCGTTGCAGGCAGAGCAAGAAACTGTTCGCCCTGAAAGCGCGGCTTTGGCTGCGTTGAGTTCGCGTTCTAACTGGCGGGCAAAATCACACATAGCTATTTCACCCTCGGTCATGTAAATGCCGGTAATTGGGCCAATGAAATCGTCTGATCGTGGTGTATCACTCATGGCTGCGCTCCTTTCGCTTTGTTGATGGCTGCAACCGCGCTGTTATATGCGTCGTTCACTTCGTCGTCAGTCGCCCAATGTCCTTCTTGTGGCGCTCCAATAACCGCAGCGCACTTCTCCAAAGCCTCCAGAAGATCAGGGGCGGCGGAAATCAAGTGAGCGTTTGCTGTTGTTTCATCCGTTGTGCGTCCACAAACTCCACTGTCATCCATTGCGGGTGTTTCATCGGGATAGCCAATGCAGATAATTGAGAAGCCATCAGCTTCAATGCCTGCGTTATGTTTATGTTTCTCGTCTGTGAATATAGACCAAGGGCCCGGTGTATGTTTGCTCATATCTGTTCTCCTTTCGCTGCTTGGATTAAAATGGTGCGGACTCTGTTATTTGCAGCGTAGGAATTTACGCAACCATCGCCGTTCCAATGAACTTTGTTTAACTCCTCATCTGAAACCGCCTCCATCCGCTTCACAGCCTCGTCAATCGGGTTAGCGACTGGCTCAAGGTTCGCGGATTCGTAGGCGGCTAGGGCTAGTGTAGCTTGAGATTTAATCTCTTCTGCAAATTCACAAGGATCAAAAGATGGATCTCTGTAGTTATCTTCGTTTGATAACCACTTTGCCTGTAAGTGGCATATCGTTAAAGCTCCTGCCAGCCTCTCCAACATTATAGCCTGCCTCTGTATCGTCTGAACGTCACGGGCTGATGCGTGGAGATGGGACTCTCGGGCTTCGGCTAGTCGTTCTAGGAGTTGGTCAAGCTCGCGCTTATCGACAAGCTGAATGATGCCTTCCGGCGTGTGGTATGGATATGTTTTCATGGCTTCACCTCCCGAGCTGCGAGCATTGCGTCTGCTACACCGTAGGCATCCAGAGTTAAAAAGTGCAACTCATCCGGTCTAATCCCGTCATTTAATGTTGAGGCGATAGCATTCAGAGCCTGCCCAGCGAACCAGTCGCGGAGGGACATGCTTTCGGCCAGTGGCAATGAAATCGGTTTCGTTACCAGAGGCTCTGGCTCAGGCAAGCGGGTGTCAATGTAGTGGGTGTCCTGCATAGCTCTGTATTTGGATTTCGTAGTCCATTCGCCATTTTTCTTGTAGGTGTAATATCTCACGCACCCTTCCGGCACTTCGCCAGCCTCAGCGATGGGGCGGAGTTGGGAGAGTGCAGCGGCCTGTAGTTCTGCGTCTGTGTATTCGTGTTTCATGGTCGTTTGTCGTTTTTGGCTTTGAGTTTGGTAAGGCACTTTCCGCAAGTCACTTTGCCCTGGCGATCTTTGTTCGGCATCCCGCAACAATGGCATTTCCCTGAATCGACGCGCTGGCGGTAATAAGCTGCCGCGTATGCTTTGCGGTCTTTCGTGACTCCACGGCAGGCATACGGCCCGCGCTTGTTGTTTCTGGCCGCAGCTTCTCTGAGAGTTTGCTTTCGCTCCTCAGAGAGCGGCAGGCCGTTAATGTGTGCGATTTTTTCAGCGAGGGTCATAATGCAAAGGCGAGGTAAAAGATTGCGGTGAAAAGAGCAGTCAGAGCGATAGCGCCCAGGGTGTCTTTTATGATTTGATGATAGGCCGCAATCGTGAACTCGGATTCACGGCGTAGGCGTTTGGAGCGTGCGCTGTTAAGGCGGTAGCGGTTCAGGAAATCAGCGGTGTTGTCGGTGATGCGGTCGGATGGGTAGTGTGTTTTCATCGTGTTGGTGTGGGATGATCTTTGGCGCATTTGATGTGCTGCTCAATCAATTCGCGAGCTTGCGGACAGCTTTTGATGACGACTTCGAGAGTGTATTCCAGAGCGCCCATGATGTAAGCCGGGACGGGCTCGACTGGCGCAAGGCGTTTAATTTCGGCGATGTGGCGCTCGACAAGTTGATGAGGTGTGAGGTTCATGGTGGTGGTGAAGATTACAGGCCAAACTGAGCAACGGTGTTCAGTGATTTTTCAAGAGCTTCAAAGTCGGCAGCGTTTGCTTTCACGACTTCCGCCAGCTCTGGCGAGATGTAGTGATGCCCGACGAATCCGAGTTTGCCGAAACGGTTGATTGGCTCGCGGCTGCTCACGACTGCGCAGTGAAATGGCGCGTGCTTTGTGAGAAGTTGGAAAACAAGCGGCAGTGTGCATTCTACTCGCGCAAAGCCATGACCTTTGAGCGGTTTAGCTGGAATTTTGGCACTGACTTTGGAGAGGCGGTTTTTGATCTGAGTGATGTTAGTGAGCGTTTTCATAATGTGATGATGTGAGGTGTGTCAGCCGTCTTGGCTGTGGTGATACAATTACGCACCATTGCAGACATGCAAGCGCCAATCTTAAATATTTTCATTTTTTATTCAGGCACGAAAAAGCCCGGCGAATTTCTTCACCGGGCTTAATCTCTAGCGGTTGAGCGTCCGCTTGTTTTCCCATTCCTCTACGCCATCGAGAGGATAAAGCACGCGGCCACCAATTTTGATATAACGCGGCCCGTTCTTCCGACTCCGCCATGTGGCAAGCGTCACGAGCGTGATGCTCGATTGCCAGCGCTCAATCAAGGCTTGTGGCGTGAGCAGCCTCGATTCATGCGGCGAACGGTGAGCCGTCATCTTGATCTTCCTGTGTGGTTGTTGGTTGTTGAGCTGGTTCTGTGAGCGCTGCAGTTGCGGCCTCGGTCATCTCAGAAGCATCGCCAGCGCTGGCGATGTCTCTTTGATTGTCATAACCGGCTGCACTGGCTTTCAGTGCTGACAGCTCATCGGCGAGCGCCTTGCGTTGATCTGGCGTGAGAGCTTTCCATGCGGACTCTAGCGCCCTCATGCCTTGCTCGCATGTATTCGCAAGCGTTGCGCGGATGCGTTCAAGGTCTTTGTTCACTGGCGTGCCGCCGTCGATCCATGCGCGGACCGCAGCGCCGTCCTGCACGCCGATGTAGTTATTGCCACGGCCTAAGTGAGGCATCAGAGCGGCAGGGCATTTCATTACCTGCTGACTTGCTCCGCATTGATCCATCATGAGGCTCGCGGTCATCTCGAACATAAAGTTTTTCTCCTGCACAGGCTGAATGCCCTGCGGGATGAAAACTGTCTTGCCTTGCCCGTCTCGGTCAATCTTGGTTTTTTCACGAGCGCGGACACAAACGACGATGTGCATGGAGCTTTGCAATAGCACGTCCATGAACCTCTTGTGCTCGCGCTTGGCCTTGTTCCATCTTCCAGGCTTGCCAGGTGCAACTCCATCGTTCGCAATATCATCACAGCCGCCGATACCTTCCCACTCGTGAGTGACTGAATCAATCACGAGCACGTCCACGCCAGCGGCTTCAAACTGCTTGATGGCCTCAGCGTAGCGAGCCGGTGAGAATGGTGCGCCCATGTCGGCAATGAGAAACTGAGCTTTGTTCGGCAGGATGTCAGAGTAGAGCCGCCCACGCCGGTTCTCGGTGTCAAGAAAGCCGACTTTGGATGCGTTGCATTTTGCCAGCCCGTAGGCATACAGGATGGCTGAGTATGTTTTGCCACTGCCGGAAACGCCAGCGAAGGCGGTGACTGTTTTGGCTCCCTCGCGGGATGCTGTTTCAATTTTTAGGAATGACATAATGATGGTGTCTTATTGGAGTTTGGTTGTTTGGTTCTCGACCCAGACGGCGAACTTGGTCACTTGCGTCTGAATCAAATCTTGTATCTCACGGCCTGCGGCGGTCGTGAGTAAGGGGATCTCAAGAGCGCGAATGTCGGCGGCGAGTTTCGTCAGCTTCTCGCGATCTGGAGCGGCGGCGGCAGCACGAGCAGCGGCAAGAGCTGCGTCTCGTTTGCGTTGTTCCTCGGCTTCCTTGGCCTTCAATGCGGCCTCGGCAGCTTCACGAGCCTCGCGTTCTTTCCGTGCCTGTGCGGCTGCGGCCTCACGTTCTGCCTTGGCTTTGGCCTCGATTGCCTCACGTTCTGCCTTGGCCTTTGCCTCAATGGCCTCGCGCTCTTTCCGATTATTTTCAGCAATCCTGCGAACCTCAGCCTGTGCGGCTTCACGCTCGGCTTTGGATGCAATCTCTGCGGCCTCGCGTTCTGCCTTCAGGCGCTCATTCTCGGCCTTGATGCGAGCACGTTCCGCAGCCTCAGCGGCCTCACGCTTGGCGCGAGCCTCGGCTTCGATGCGCTCGCGTTCAATGCGTTCGGCTTCGGCCTTTTTTGCCGCTTCCTGCCGTGCTGCGTAGCCAAGGCGGTTGGTTTCTAGAAGCTGGTTGAACGTCGCTTCATCCATCTCGCCAAGCTGGTAGAGACTGACATCAGCGAATGGCCTGAGAGCGTCCTCGCGTTCGATCTTGATCTTGGCTTTGCGCTCCTCCTCCATGCGGTTAATAAATTGCTCCTGTTCCAGCAGGTGGCGCTCAAGTGGCTCGATGGCGTGCGCCAGCATATTAAAAGCGCCGTCGATGGCTTTGCCGCGTCGAAGACTGTCCTCCTTCATTTCCTTGCGGCGTTTGTCGGCCTTGATGCGGATCTCGCGAAGAGCCAAGCGGGTTTCCCTCGCCAGTTTCATTTCGCGGATCTGGTCCGGTCGCGTGATCTGAATGCTGAGCGCCTTAGCTCGCCACTCGTCGGCGGACTGATAAAAGCCTTGGAAGGCAGTCAGCAGGCTTTGCTGCGTGTCTTGTTCGAGTCCAGGCTCAAGGGTGAGCACTAGCGGTGCAAGTTTGTTTTCTGGTGGTAGGATTTCCATGATGGTGTTTTGTGTGTGGTTGAGGTGATGGTTAGATGGATTTAGGCATTGCCCATGCAGGTAAATTCAGTTCCTGCGGCGTCAGCGGCAGCCCCGGCCAAGTGTCAGCCAGTTGGCATTCGCGGAAGCGTGCAAGGTCAACGGCGATTTCAGCGCGGCCAGCTTCGATCATGGCAGGACTGGCGACATAGACGGCAGTGAGAAACGGTGGCTCTTTTTCCTGAGCGACAAAGATGAATCCTTTCGGTTTCTCGCCAGTGATGTGGTGCCATGCGTCAAGGTAAAAAGCGGCTTGGCGGTGATAACCAAAATTGAAAGCCGAGCGCGTAAAGTCATCAAGCCCGGCGTCTGTGCAGGTTTTAAGGTCCACGATAAATCCGTCATTGCGGATGAGGTCAGGTCGTGCGCGGCATTTGACAGCCGTGGCCGGATCGTCCCAGAAAAGAGACGCTTCGACGTGTCGGCGTTCGCGACTGACTGCATTCCATGCGGTCGTATGATTTTGCAACGCGGCCCGCATGGCGTGAGCTTTGTCCATGTCATCTTTTTTCACCGGTTGGCGGTCGCCCAGCGTGAGCATTGCAGACTCCCACAAGGCCTTGCCATCTTTTGTCCGCCGGTCACATTCTGGCATGACCATCCATTCGGCATCAGCCTTTTCAGGCTCCAAAATGACGGTGTGATACAGTGAGCCGAAAAGCATCGCGGGCGTCGGATCTTTGTGCGTTTGGCGCTCGTGTACGTAGAGCGCGGGCGCTTTTTTGAATGCGTCTAGCCCGTGCTTCGATACGGCTGGATGCCGGTGATATTTAGCCGCAGCGAGGTCCGGCAGGATGCTGGAATAATGCGTTGGTTTGGCTGTGGTTGTGGTTGTCTCGGGGATGACTAAATCATCGCCGAACGGCAGGTCTGTGATGGTATTCATATTGTGAAGTGCCTCGTTTGAGACACATCACAGAAACCCTGCCTTGCAATTATGCAAGCGATAGTTTGCTAAACTTTGCGCGACTGTGCTCTGGTTGCTTCTAGCTGTCAGCTTTCAAGAGTTCAGGCCCCCTCGCCGGTCACGCTCATTGACCAGCCGCGTGAGTCGATGCGGTGCCGGATGGATTTAACCAGCCATTCACCATTGACGCCCTCACGGAAGCCTGAGAGCTGCACCTTGCCGCCTGCAACAATGTCGAGACGTCCAGGCAATGAGATGTCAAAAGATCGTGATGATCTGGCGATGCGCTTCGCCACAGTCTTAGCCTGTGCCTTTGCCTCGTCCTCATCCGCTGCCGCATGAGGTGCCACAAACGCGCTTTCAGTCGTTGCCAGCCATGCGGCGTCTTCGCTAAATCCTGCTGCCGATGCCGATTGGCTAATCTCGGCATCAACGTCGCCAGACTCGCCAGTCTCATAGTCGTGATATTTCACTTTAACCTTTTTGAACGCCTGCCCTTTGCCACCTGCGGACATACTCCAACGCGAGACGTTTGAGCGATCCAGCACCACGCTCAACGCTGTGCCGCTGGTGCCTGTTCCGCTTCCTTCGTTGGCAATTACAAGACGGCCGTCAGCGAATTTCAGAAACCCGCCGTGCCTGCGAACAAGCCTAAGCAGGAAATTCGTATCGCTTTCATCCACCTGCTGTTGGTTCACAATCGGTGTGCTTGCGAGCGCCGGGTCAATGGCGAAAACGCTTGCCAGCTTCGAGCTGATTGTCTTAGCGATGTCGCCCAGGGTCGTATCCTCCCACGACTTCGAGGAGCGTGCTGCGATGCTGCCAGCCTGTGCCACAGGTGCGGCTGTCGCGGATACTGTAAGGATGTCCGGTGGCCCGCTGATTTCCGTGCTTTCCACGGTGTAGCTGCCGACGCGTTGCAGAGCGCCGTTGTAGCCTGCGGAGAGTTCAATCTTCGCGCCAGATTTCGGCACGGCGAGCAAATTGTCAGAGTCCTGAAGGGTAATCGTCAGTGCATCGCTACTTTCATCTACGGCGTCCGTCCACTCAATGACTGCACCGCGAGTTGAGACATCCTCGGTGATGTCATTACCTGAAACGAGGATCTGGTAGGTGGGTGTCATGAGACTAGGTGAGGAAGAAATGAAAGATCAATCGAGCAATTTCCAAAACCACAAATGAGCGTGTAAGCAATTCTGCCGTGATTTCTTTTTGCTGGTGAGTTAATGCTAATTTCAACAGCAAATTTATCAGTAATGGATTTTAGCACTTCATCATGCTGGCTTACTGTGTCAGCCCAAGGCACACCAATTAAATCAAAGTCACGCGCAAGACTTCCGTGAACGGCCAATGCATATCCATGGCTTTGAAAGATACCAGCAAGCTCTGGATACATGGCTGCAGCATAAACAGGGCCGTAGTTCGGCTTTAATTGATCTGGAGTTTTCATGAGAAGAGCTGTAGCCGTTTTGATGGCTCTGGCGTCGGCGCATCAGGCAGCGTGATCGTCAAGCCCGTCGGAAGTTCCGGCCCATAATCAGCAAGGCCGTGATTGGCTTCGAGCACGGATTCCACGAGCCCGTTGTCCTGTGCGCCGTAATAGCGCCACACGATCTCGTCGAGCACGTCGTTTTCGCGGGTGGTGTAAGTGGCTGGCATCAGGCAAAGAGCTGAGGGATTTTCTTGATAGCGGCAACGGCAGACTTCAGCCCCGTGATTGAATCAGCGTAGCGCTTCAGCCCGACCGTGAAACTCATTCGACGCGGTGAGCCGTCCGAGAAATGAACGTCCTCGCTGTGCTCCACTGACTCCAGCACCCACAGGCCAAGAAAGAAGCCCGTGCCACTTACAAGCGGCAGCGGTTGCCCAAGGTCGCCAAGCAGTCGCAGAGATTCAACGGCCAAGCGTCCGCCAGTGAATCCTGGCACTAACATGCCGCGAAGGCTGATTTTATCGGCCTGCCTGCCCGTGAACTGCATCGCAGGTGTGGTGCCAATAAGCTCTTGTTCCGGCCAGTTCCAGCCAGACTGCCTCGCAAGCTCTTGATAGGGTGCGTTTTCGATCTCAAATGAGTAGCCGCCGAGGTTTAACATCACTCCGTTCATTGTGGGACAAGTGTTCCGGTTGTGTCGTAGAGCTTCATGGATTGAATGCCGGATTTGAATGTTTCAAAGATTGCCTTTGGATCATTGGACGGCGCGGTGATCTGCATGTTGAACTCTTGCTTTACGTTGTTTGTTGCGCCTGCGGCTGGCATGTTTTCCGCTGGCATGATTGAACTGGAAAGGCTGGTTGTAGGCATTTCAGCCTTGCCGCCTAAGCCTGCCCATTTGCCGACGCTCGTGCCGCTAATCCATGCGAAGACGCTGCCAAGTTTGCCCATCAGCGGGTCGATTGCCGAATTGATGAGCGAAACGAATGAATCCTTGATTTTCAAAGCCGCATTCACTCCCCATTCCGCAAGGCTGTTGAATCCATCTTTAAGCTGTTCGCTTTTGATGATTACAGCCGCCAGCGCGTTCGCATTAAAATCAATGAATGCAGTTTTTGCGGAAGACAGGCCTCCGAGCATTGTGTTGATGGCTTCATAAACGCCATCATAAACGACCTGTTGGTCATACAGCGCGGCATACAGCCCGCCAAGTAAAAAGGTTACGGCAGCAAGTGGCCCGGTTACGGCAGCAAGTGCAAGCCCAAGCGATGCGACGTTAGTGATAACCGGCGCAAAATTTAGAGCGACCAATGTGATAGCAAGGTTGTCCCATCCGCCTGTGACACTGGCAAGCCATGAGGCTGTATCAACCAGCGCCGTGACTACCTTACCAATATTGTCGATGAGCGGTGGCAGGTCATTCGTGACAAAGGCACCGATGGCAGGTGCAAGGTTTTCCATGAAACCTTTACCAGCGGTTTGAATCCACGCTGTGAACTTCGGCCCGTGTTGTTCGACGATTTTTCCCAGTTGTTTAACCAAGTCAGTAAACACTGGCAGAAGCGGTGCTAACGACTTATTTTTAAAGCCAAACAACGCCATTTTGAATTGGTTAAACGCCGCATCTGCTTTATTGACAGCGTCTAGCATTTCATCGGTCATGATGAAGCCTAACCGTTTGCCTTCATCATACATTTCGCGTAGCCCAGTCGCGCCTGCACTCAATACAGGCAAGAGCTTGTAGCCCGATTTGCCAAAGATCTCATTCGCAAGTGCGGTCTTGTTTACAGTTTCAGGCAGGCGAGCGAACGCTTCGGTGATGTGCGTGAGCTGCTGCTCTGGCTTCATATTCTTCAGCTTTGAATAGCTGACGCCGAGAGCCGCAAACGATTCTTTGGTGCCGTCGCTGCCTTCTGAAATCTTGCTTTGCAGCTTCGACAAGATCGAGCCGAGCTTCTCGGATTCAATGCCGACCGTGCCTGCTGCAAACTGCCAAGTCTGGAGCGCCTTCGTGGACATATTCAAGCCCTCGGCTTGATCTGCCAAGACGTCGCCTTGGTCGATGAACTCAGCGGTGAGGTATCCAACGCCAGCGATTGCGCCACCGACGACGCCAGCCGCAACGCCCATGCGCGTGAATGCTCCACCGAGCTTTTCTTTCAGCCCGCCGAACGCATCGCCCACAGCTTTAGCGTCGGTTTTAAGTCTCGCGAAAGCATCGCCGACTCGCCTAAATCGGCCAAGCTGCTGTTCAGTCCTGCCGATGTTTTGCGCCAGCCGTTCCTGCTCTTTGGCAAGCTGTGACGTGTCAACGCCAGCCTCCGAGAGTGCCTTTGATAGCTTCTCGACTTGCGCCGTATAGCGAGCTGTTGCCGATGCGCTGCCTTTTGCCTTTGCCTCCGCAAGTTTGCCCTGTGCGGCTTGCAGCTTCGTGATGTCTCCAGACTGGCGTTTCAGCTTTGCCAGCGATCCACCGAGGCTGTTGATTTGCTTGTCGAGCTTGCCGAATACAGCGCCGACCGATGACGCCATGGTCGCGCCAATCTGAACGGTTGCTGAGATGTTACGGTTAGCCATTGCGTTTCGGAGTTGGGATCTTTGTCACCCACTCAACGAACTCGTCGGTGGGCATTGCGTCAATCTCTGAGAGCGGCCAGCCGGTATAGTTCGCGAGCGCGAGCGTTGCTCTTAAACAGTCGTCTCGCTCAAGCCAAAAAAACCCGCCAGCGCCTTTTGCACGTTCACAAAGTCAGCCATGTCGAGAGACTCAACGGCGTCAGGTGTGATCTGAGCAAGGTTTGCAATCAGGTTGATCTCTTGGGCTGCGTCGTCCTTCCCGCCAGTGATACGAGCGACGCGCATATCTTTGACGGTAGGACGACGCAGGCTGATCTCGTTAACGGTTGCGCCGTCAACGGTGATCGGAAATTGCAGTTTGATCTTGGTCATGTGCGTTAGGATTACAGGCCGATGGCGGCACGCTGAGCGGCAAGACGATCCACGCCGTTCACGATGCGTTTCATGTTAAGCACGTCGATGTCATGCACACGCACGCCGTCGATGTCGTAGGCGAACTCGCGCACGTCCATTGTCAGCGTGATGCCAGCCTTTGCACCTGGGGTCACAGCATCGAACTCGACGCTGCGGATGGTGCCGCGCTGCGTGAAGACTTCAGCTTTCACAGCGCCGTCGAGGTCTTCGAGAGCGCCGCGAACGATCAGCGCGAAAGTCTGGCCAGCGCCTACGCCCCAAAGGCGGAGAGCTTCGGCAGCGACCTTCGAGAGCTTGAATGAGGCTTCCAGCTTTTCCATGCCCATGTCGAGAGCGACGCTGGAGTCCATGCCGCCAGCGCGGAAGTCTTCGACTTGCACGGTGAGAGCTGGCGCGTTGTATTCCTCGACGTTACCGGCAAAGCCGAAACCATCGAGGAACAGATTGAAGTTTTTGCGGATTTGAGCGGCTGCGGCCATGATCTTTAGTTAGGTGAGCTGTTGAAGATTAACCGATGATTTCGGTGATGTAGTCGTTCACGAGAATACTGCGGAACGTGATGTTCTCGGCAGGATAAGGAGGCGTGAAGTCGAAGTTAAAATACACTTTGCCCTGCGCAATGTTCGCCGGGGTGTTGAGGTCTGGATCTGGCCAGCACTTTCCTCCGAGGATTGCGCCCAAGTTGGTCAAGGTCTTCAGGTAGCCGTTGACGCTTTCCGTCACATCTTCGAGGTAGGTGCGGCTGATATTGCGATCCACTGCCCACAGGTGAGCGCGAAGGATCGAATCATTGATGAGGTCAGCCGTGCGGCGAACTGAGACGAAAGCGAATTTCGGATCGGCGCTCGTGGTGCGGTTGCCCCAGATGCGGTTTCCGTTCTGCTTGATGACGGTCGTGACGTTTGCCTCGTTGAGCAGGTTGGCCGGGGATGTGACATCGCCCAAGCGGAAACCAACGGCGCGAGCGGTGCCAGTGAATCCGAGGATCTCGACGTTTGACGGACTCCACCAGAAACCACGGTCATAATCGCTCTTGGCTGTTGCTCCTGCCCATGCTGCGGATGGTGCGTGATCGACGCCAGCTTTGACGATCCACGGGTCAATGATGGCGAGACGGTCACTGCCGAACTGCGTCGCGTAGTTAACGGCGGCAGCGTCGGTGCTGTTTGGCCCGTCAGCAAAGGCGAAGGCGCGGAGTTTGTTGGCCACGGACACGAGAGCGTCAGCGACTTCCTTCTCCTGGCTGAACTCGGGAGCAATAAGCAAACGCGGCACAAGGCCAAGAGTGGACTCAGCATCAAGCAGCTTGTCGATGGCTGCAATGACGTTGGCTTGTGTCTCAGCATCGTCTTCGCCGACATCAGCGCGAATGACGACGATGACGGCACCGACTTGATCGAGGATGTCGTCAAGGGCGGCAGGGATCGTGCCAGTGAGGCCAGCGCGAGCAGCTTCGGTGCGGTTGGCTGCGACTAGGTAAGGTGTGTCAAGCGGGAAGGCTTCATCGAGGCCACCGGAAAGGCGAGTTGTGGCAGTGGGCTTAACGACGCCGGTGCCGCCGCTTGTGACTGCGACGAGTGCGGCAATCGCCGTGTTTGCGTCTAGCGCGGTTTTAATAAGCGCCGGAGTGCTGGTGATGATGCCAGAGCTGTCGGTTGCCAGATTGACCGTGATAGCCTTGTCGCTCAGAGAGACGGACAAAGCGGCAGAGTTTGCGCCGGGGTTGCGGAGGCGGATTGAAATCTCATTGCCTGCAATGCCTGCGGAGTCGGCAGCGATTGTCAGAGCGCTGGTGCCGGTGCCAAGCGTGACGCTGGCTGCAACGGCTGCCTCTGCGTCTGGCGCTGTGCCGACGAGGCCGATGACGGCGCTGTTGACTGTTCGGATGGGGCGTGGGCCATCAGTGATCTCGACTACTTGGACGCCATGAAGGAATTGCTCGGGCATGATGCGAATTTAGAGTTCTTGGTTATACTAGTCTTGTGCGGTTGGTTGAGATTATTTGAACCACGACGACGGCCTGAGTTTGCCCCCCGGTCCGAATTTATCGACGGCCTGAAACATGGCTTTTGCTTTCGATGGCCTCACATCTTCATTGATGAGTCGCGTATAGAAGTGCCTGTGAATCTTAGCGGCTGGCGGTGCCTTCGGGATGTAGCCAAGGCGCACTTGCAGCCACCTTGAACCACCATTGTACAGGTCACACAAAAAGTCATGCTCCAACGCTGGCACGGTGCAGAGTCCATCGGGAATGTAATTGAACGGTGGCCCCCAAAGTAGCGCCGGGATTGAGGCTTTGTCGAACTCATAGCCCGACGGGATGCAATACGGCACGCCTTCGACTTCAAATTGCCAGCCGGAGACACAGCGCCAGAGCGGCCCTTTAGCCCATGGCCAAATTCCAAAGCCAAGACTTGCGTCACGAATGGGAATGATGTCGGGATGTCTCATATTAAGCGGTGCGTTTCCACATGAAGACGGTGATGTATGGCTGCAAATTATTGTGAGCCTGCCCGCCACCTGTTGAGGTCGTCACTGGGTTTGCGCCCTGTGCGGTCGGCACGGTGTCAACAAAGTTGCCGTCGGTGGTTGAGTTGAAAAGGCCAGCTCTGACTTCATGCGTGTGAGCTGGCATCTCGGCGATTGAAAGCGTGTGAACCTTCGCGCCGCCAGTTTTGTCTTGCGCGTTGAATGAACTGTCGGCCTCGTCAAAGCCTGCCAGCACGCGGCCTTGTGCGTATCGTTCCCATGTTCCAAAGCCAAGCAGCGAGGAAGGATTTCCATTCTGGCGGGTGACGTAGATTTCACCTACAGGATACTGGCGCTGGTTGAGCAGTTTCCAAAGAGCATCAAGGTAGGTCGTGGACGTAAGCAGTTCCAGATTAGCGCGTGCTGTGGCTTTGTTTGGCAGGTCGGCTAAATTTTGAGGTGCGGAGAGGAAGGCGGCTTCGCCGTTCGGATCGTTCTGAACGACGTGGATTTTGTGACCTGCGGTTGCTCCAGTGGTCAGTGTGATGCGCGTTGCGGTCGTGGCTGTCCACTCGGTCGGTAGCAGACGGACGCCTTGGATATATACGGCAGCGTTCACCGTGGTGGCTGTTGCAAGGTCAACAATCGTCTGGGATGCGGTCAGCGTTTGCACCTCCTGAATGACATCGACCACGACATTCACGTCGTCAGCGTCGCGCCATTCATAATCGCCGTCAGCGTTTGAGACTTTGGCGAGGATCTGGTCGGTGGTGCCTCCAGGGATTAAAAGGTCGAGCTGGTCATTCACCCACTGTCGAGTTGCCACGACGACGGCGGTGTCAATGTTTAGCGTGATGGCCTCAGTATTT